AGGTGATAATGAAGCTTGTGGAACTATATCATATTTATTATGGGGTGGTAAATCAATGCTTACTTGGGTAACATCTAAATTAAAAGGTCTTGATGCTATTGAAGCATCTTCTACAATTATAGACGGTAGAGCTGCCTACTCAACACAAGAGGAAGCAGAACAAGCTGCTGAAGATATTGGATGTTCAGGTTATCATACACACGAGTACGAAGGTGATGTTTGGTATATGCCCTGTGAGGAACACAATTTAAAACTTCCTTGCACAGAAGGGTATGAGCAGATAGGTATGAAAGATAAAGATGGTAGAAAAGTGCCTAATTGTGTTCCAATAAAATGAAAAGAAATAAAAAAGCTACAGTAAGCCATTCTTCACCAAAGGTTTCGTCAAGAGGTTGTTTATGCCCTGATGGCAAGACATATTCTAAAAAGTGTTGCGATGGAACTTTACAAGCTCAAGGAATTGGTAAAGTTTGAAATCCAAACAAAATAAATTTAATCAGTAATAACTATAAATAAGTATCTTATGAAAGCAAGTGAAATTGTAACAAAAATCAAAGATGTTCTTTTATCAACTAATTCAGAAGAAGTAAACACTCCTGATGTTGAATTAAAGGACGAAGCTCCTAAAGCTAAAAAACCTGCTAAGGTTGAAGCTAAAGAAGCTAAAGAGGAAACTCCTAAAGCAGAAGTTAAACAAGTAACTTATTCTGCTGAAGAAGAATATCAAGAAGAAGCTGAACTTATGCCTGAAGAAGCACCAGTAATGGAATATGCTACTAAGGACGAAGTTGCAGAGCTTAAATCTATGGTAGAAAAACTAAGAGGTATGATTGAAGCTAAAGAGGAAGCTAGAGAAGAAATTCCACAAGAATTATCTTCTGAAGAACCTGCTGAAGCTATATCTCATTCACCTGAGAACGAAGTAGGTGAAAAAATGGGTACAAGATATGCAGTTAATGCAAATCAAAATACTACTTACAATAGAGTATTAAACGCAATATCTAATAATTAATCTTTAAATAATTTAAAATGTCACAAACAATAACAACTTCAAATAGCGTATTGAGAGCAAGGTCAAAACAAGAAACTTTGACGACTACTCAAGATATAAGTGCTAATCAAGCTGGTTCTGAGTTTAACATTGCAACTGATGCAAAAGTTATGACTTTACCTGCTATTGACGCAAACAATATCGGAATGGAATTAACATTTCGTAATACAGGAGCTGATGGTAATAACACTATCACATTATCACCTGCTGCTGCTGATGGTATTAATGGTACTATTGCAAACGCTGCTGCTGATTCTGTAGCAAGTGGAACTGCAAACAAAGATTTAGTAAACACAAAAGCAACTGCTAACAAGGGAGATTGGTGTACAATCAAAGCTATAGCTGCAGGAGCTTGGTACATTACTGGTGGTGTAGGAATCTGGGCATCAGAAGCGTAATTAATAATTAATAATATAAATATTTAAAAAATGGCAACAACTAATAATTTAACAACTACTTACGCTGGTGAATTTGCTGGGAAATATGTATCTGCAGCTCTATTATCAGGTAAAACTTTAGCAGAAGGTAATATAACAATTAAACCTAATGTAAAGTATAAAGAAGTAATGAAAAAAGTATCAACTGATGACATCGTAAAAGATGCTTCTTGTGACTTTGACGCAACTTCAACATTAACTCTAACAGAGAGAATATTAACTCCAGAAGAGTTTCAAGTTAACTTACAATTATGTAAGAAAGACTTTAGAAGTGACTGGGATGCGATTTCTATGGGCTATTCGGCTTTTGATAATCTACCTCCATCTTTCTCTGACTTCTTAATCGCACACGTTGCAGATAAAGTAGCTCAAAGAATGGAAAACAACATCTGGTCAGGAACTAACGCTAACGCTGGACAATTCGATGGGTTCACTACAACTTTAACTGCTGATGGTGACGTTGTAGACGTAGCTGCAGGAGCTGTTACTTCAGCAAATGTAATAACAGAGCTTGGTAAAATTGCTGACGCTGTTCCTTCTGCTGTATATGGGTCTGAAGACTTATTCATCTATGTATCAAACAACATCTACAGAGCTTATGTAAGAGCTTTAGGTGGTTTTGCTACTAACGTAGGTGCTGCAGGTACAGATGCTAAAGGTACACAATGGTTCAACGGTGGAGCTTTAACATTTGACGGTATTAATATCGTAATGGCTTCAGGTTTAGCTAACAATACAGCAGTAGCTGCTGAGAAATCAAACTTATTCTTCGGTACAGGTTTAATGTCTGACCAAAATGAAGTAAAAGTAATTGATATGGCTGACATTGATGGAAGTCAAAACGTAAGAGTGGTAATGAGATTCACAGCAGGTATACAACACGCTATTGGTTCTGATATTGTTCTTTACTCTTAATAACTAAAATTGTATAACATAAAAAGGGTAGGTGGCAATTTACTACCTACCTTTTTTTATAAAAAAATAATAATATGGCTTGTGATTTAACATTAGGAAGAAAAGAACCTTGTAAAGATGTCGTTGGTGGCATTAAAAACCTTTATTTTGTTGATTTTGGTGATTTAGGTACTGTAACGCTTACAGATGATGAAATTACGAATATGACTGGTGCTTCAGGTGCATTAACTGCACGTAAGTATGAGTTAAAAGGTAATTCGTCATTAGAGCAAACAGTAAACTCATCAAGAGAAAACGGAACTACATTTTATGAGCAAACATTAAATGTAACACTTAAAAAACTGTCTAAAGCAGACAATAAAGAGTTAAAATTAATGGCTTATGGTAGACCTCATATTGCTGTTGAAGATTACAACGGAAACTTTATGATGGTTGGTTTAGTAAACGGTGCTGACGTATCAGGAGGTACTGTAGTAACTGGTGCTGCAATGGGAGACCTTAGTGGATATACATTAACATTAACTGGTATGGAAACAACTCCAGCTAATTTTATGAAACACACTTCTGGTCAATTAGTATTTAACTCAACAGATTTTGCTGGGTTATCTGGTACTATAACTATTACAGAAGGTACTAACTCTTAAACAGAGTAGGTTCTTAAACATAGAAAGAGGGGACTTTTATAGTCCTCTTTTTTTTTGAACATAATTCAACATAATAGGTTATATAAGTATGATAAGATTATCGCCAACAGCTAACGCACAATCAGTAAGCATTATACCTAGATTATATACTGTTGCTTCTAACTTATCTATGGTTATCGTAGAAGATGGTACTAGAGAAACTCAAACAATAAATAATATAACATCTACACTATCAACTAATGGTAATTTCTTGCAGATGTCTATTGCTTTTACTATTTTAACAGCCGAAAGCAGTTATTCGTTTGAACTAAAACAAGGAACAACATTATTATACAGAGGAAAAGCTTATTGTACTTCTCAAACAGATAATACAATAGACCACACACTTAATGCTAATAAATATAACAATTATGTTGGTACTGATACGGATGACCAAAAATATATAATATTATGAACAACTTAAAAGTAATAAATTTATCAGGGTACGAGGTACCTACAATAACAGAGTCAACAAGATACAAATGGGTTGAATATGGAGAAGGAAATAATTATTTTGGTGAACTAATTGAAAGATATTTAGGAAGTCCTACAAATTCAAGGTGTGTTAACGGTATTACAGATTTAATTTACGGTAGAGGTTTAGATGCTACTGATTCTAAAGAAAATGCTGCACAATTTGGTCAAATGGAAGCTATATTAAAAAATGATGACGTTAAAAGAGTTACAAGTGATTTAAAGTTATTAGGACAAGCTGCAATTCAAGTTGTTTACAACAAAACAAAGACAAAAATAATGCAGTTAAAGCATTTTCCTGCTGAAACACTTAGAGCAGAAAAAGCAAAAGACGGAAAAATTGAAGCTTACTATTATCATCCTAAATGGAGTGAAATAAAGCCTAAAGACAATCCAAAAAGAATACCTGCTTTTAAACAAGGTAAGAAAAGTGAAAAAGTAGAAATATATTATATAAAACCATATAGAGCTGGTTTTTATTACTACTCTCCTGTAGATTATCAAGGATGTTTACAGTATTGTAGTTTAGAGGAAGAAGTATCAAATTATCACATAAACAACATTCAAAATGGTTTAGCACCTTCACTATTATTAAACTTTAATAATGGTATTCCAGGTGATGAAGCACAAGATTTAATAGAAAGAAAAATATATGAAAAGTTTAGTGGTTCTTCTAATGCTGGTAAATTTATTTTATGTTTTAATGAAGATAGTGAAGCACAATCAACGGTAGAACCTATTCATCTACCTGATGCTCACGCACAATATGAATTTTTAGCAAAAGAATCAAGAGAAAAAATAATGATTGGTCACGGTGTTGTATCTCCAATACTATTAGGTATTAAAGACAACACAGGATTTGGAAATAACGCAGAAGAACTGCGTACAGCTAGTGTTTTAATGGATAACATTGTTATTAGACCATTTCAAACATTGCTAATTAACTCTTTTAAGGAGCTATTATCGTTTAATGGTATAAACCTTAATCTTTACTTTGTTACGCTACAACCAATAGAGTTTACACAGCTTGACAACATAGCTACAAAGATTAAAAGAGAAGAAGAGACAGGTGAAAAACTGTCAAGTGAAGAGAAGAAAGACTTTTCTGATGATGAAGGTGATGATATGTTAAGTCAACTAGAAGAGTTAGCAGAAAAGATAGATAATGATGATTGGGAATTAGTACATACTGAAAAAGTAGAAGACACAGAAAAAGAGTTTGATTTTACAACTCTTTCTATGCCTACTGATAATGACGCTAAACCTAGTAAGTCTTCATCACAAGATAATTCAACATATAAGGTTAGATACTCTTATGGTCCTGTAAGAAAGTCACCTAATTCAAGAAGGTTCTGTCAGAGAATGGAACTTATAACTGAAAAGAATTTAGTGTTTAGAAAAGAAGATATTAATATGATGTCTTTTAGAGGAATTAATAAAGAGTTAGGTCATAAAGGACAAAGCTATTCATTATTTAAATATAAAGGTGGTGTAAATTGTCAACATTATTGGGAAATGAAGATTTATAAAAAGAAAGTATCTGAAAACACTTTAGTTGATGAATCTGATGCAATAAAAGACGGTTTAAATAAACCTAATAATCCAAGTGAAATATCTGTTGAACCTAGAAATATGCCTAATAACGGACATCATCCAAACTATAAGAAATGAAAGCACTATTTATAACATTAGAAGAGTTAAAAAGAAAGTCTATTATAGACGGAAATGTAGATACTGATAAACTCATACAGTTTGTTGAAGTAGCACAAGATACAGTTATACAAAATTATCTTGGAACAAAATTATATGACACTTTACAGGATGGAGTAATAAACAACAATTTATCAACCAACAATGCAACTTTAATTAATTCATATATAAAACCAATGCTTATTTGGTATAGCCAAGCAACATATTTACCTTATGCAGCATATCAAATATCTAATGG